CCTGCGTGGCAAAGACTGACAGCCGTTCTGTGTTCCAGCTATCAATCATTTGGTTCATGGCGGCCAGCGCGTCTTGCGACGTTTCGGCTGACGGCGTTTCGCCTTCGGCCAGGACACCCAAAAGCCGCAGTGACCCGTTGATGATGTCGCCGGCGCTCGTCATTGGTCAGTCTTCCTGCTTTGCGCGGGGGCGTCCGCGCCGCTTTGGTGCCGCCATCTCGTTGACGATCTCGTCCTCGTCATCGTCCGTCACCACAGATGACGTGACCACATCATAGCGTTCCCAGCCGTCAAATGCATCCAAAATCGCTTCGTCGTTGGAGATCGCAACCTTGGCGCCGTGCGTGGGGTGAACCATATAAATGACGGTCATAGAAACTCCGTAAAATGGACGGCCCGAAGGCCGCCCACTGTTACGCGATCAGGGCAAGCGCCTGAAGGCGGCTTTCCAACTGAGCAACGCGGGTCTGAAGGTTGATAATAACCGACAAAACCGTCTGCGCTTCGTTGGAGTTTACAAACCCAAAACCGGGGTTAACAAGGTCTTGGACAGCAAAGTCCGCGGTGCCGGGCGCCGACGCCGTGACTGTGGTAAGCTGCGCGGTAAGAGCCGCGCCCTTGGCCGTGTAGACCGGATTAGCGATGGTGGCGCCGTCGAGGTATTGATCCTCATAAGCAACACCGATAGATTTGGTATTCGGCATTGTCTGTCTCCTGAAAAGGTAGCCCCGACCCGAAGGCCGGGGCTAACCCATTAATTGACGCGGTACAGCGTCCAAGCGCCTTCAGCCGACTTGCGGGCGATCATGGTAGCGCCGGTCGTGACCGGAACGGTCATGGTCAGCGAACCCGTCACCGTCCAGCCGGTGCCAGCAGCGATAATCGCGGTGCCAGACGACGTGCCGAGGTTGACCACACGGAACACAAACGACGTGCCAACCTTATCCGAGTTGGACAGGGTAGCTTCCAGCAGCGCCACGGTCGGCAGCGTGTAGGTCTGCGCCGTAGTGGCACCGCTGCCAACCAGCAGGATGCCGTTCAGCACTTGGGCCGCAGTCAGAGTTGCGGTTGAAGCAACCGAGAGCGGAAGCGGGATTGCGTCGATAAGCGGTTCGTCCAGGTTGCCATCGCCGACCTGATAACCACCGCCGCCATTGGGAAGAGACATTGTAGAATCCTTTCAAAGAAGTTGGCCCCCGGCGAACCGGGGGCCGATTTCAGGTTAGCCCCAGATGCGGCAAGCCATCTGCGGACGGATCGTGCTGTAGCCATACAGAACGTCGATGCGGCAAGGCATACGGTCGTTGTTGATGTCGTACTGACGAACGATACGCAGGCTGATGCCGTTATGCACCTGACGCGACGCCATATCGACACCCTGCGGCAGCAGAAGGTCGGCGGTGGCGAAGGTGATGGCGTCCTTGTGGTACACCAGGTTCTGCGCGTACTGGGTGCCGCCAGCGCCCACGAACACGACAGCCTGCGAAGTAGCCGGCAGCGAGTTCACAGTGGCCAGCGCGTTGGTAGCCGAGTAGATCGGGGCAACAGTGATGTTGCCTTCGCCCGAAGCGCCCAACGTGACGTTGGCCAGTGCGACGAACTGGAACAGCGAACCAGTGCTTTCACGGGTCTGCGGGTTCACAGCGAAGCAGCCGTTCACGGTGAACACGTCACCAGCACGGACAGTAGCCGCTGCACCAGCGCCGGTGATGGCGATGGTGGTGGCGCCTTCAGCCGTAACAGCAGCCGAGGTCGTGCCGCCGGTGGCGGTACGGGTGCCGGTGGTGTGCTGCTTGATCGACTGCGACATGTTGATTTCTTCGAAACCAAGCACGCCGGTACCCATCATGCCGTTCTTGAACTGCTTGCTGATGGTGTCGGTCGGGTTGAACAGGCCCTTCATGCCTTCAACCAAGCCAGCGTTGGCAGCCGGGTTGACCGTCGCGTAGCGCGGCGACATCACGGCAGCGTTTTCGTTCAGCTTCTGCTGGGCCTGAAGCAGAACCAGAGAAGTGGCCGGGGTGGTGCCGGGGGTGCCGACCGTGTTGCCGATGGTGGCGTAGGCGTTGGCCACGTCAGCGTCGATGCTGGAGGCAAGCTGCGAGATACGCGGCTTCAGCACGCGCTCTGCGAAGTCGTCCAACTGCATGGTCAGTTCGGCGGTCGTGAAGTTCACGCCGATGTGCTTCTGGTTGGCAACGGTCAGCGTGGTGAACTGCTCGTTGTCGTCCTGCACCTGAAGGGCAGCGCCGTCCGTGACCAGAGCGCGGTCGGGCAGACGGATACGCAGGGTCGAACCGATCTTGGCACCTTCGACAGCGAAGCTGTCGTCGTACTGACGGTTGACGTTGCGGGTGAGCACGAGGTTGTTCTCAAGGATTTCGAGAGCCTTCCGCGTGATCATGTCGATAGTAAGAATCGAGTTAGCCATGGTGGTAGTCCCAAATTAACGGTTGCGTTGTGCCTCGTACTTCTTGATCTGCCTCATCCGTTCCGCTTCGATCCATTCCGACGTACTCATCGACTTGGTCGAACGAGGGTCGGTCGTATCATACGTCGGCGCGCCAGAAGCGCGGGCTGTGACAGGTGCAATCGGTGCCGGGGCGGTTGAAGTTTTTCTAACCGGCGGGCTTGAGGCCATGCCGGCTTCAAGTTTTCCGATCTCTTTAGCCTGCAAGATGGGCGGCAGCCGGGCAATGCGATCCGCTTCCTTCGGGTTGGAACCGAGCCAATACAGGACGTCGGGGCCAATGTCGGAAGCCTGGATGCTTTGCGCCATTGTCTCCGTGACGGACAGGTTGGGGTTGTAAGCGACTTGTTCAAAGTCGTCGTACCGATCCCTCGCCGCTTCTTCACGGTCGTGGTAGTTTTCGAGCAATGCCTGTTGCTGCTTGGCGGTTTCCCGCCGCGCCAACAATTCCTCCGCTTTACGTTCGGCCAAAGCCTCTGCGTAATCTTCGTAGGTGTTGAACTGGTCGGCACTCAGATCAGAAGGCGGTGCTGCCGCTTTCTGCGCTTGGGCCATTTCCAGTCGCTGGGCTTGCTCACGCTCCCACTTACGCTGTTCCCTTGCAAGCCGCTTGCCAACAATGGCGTCCAGTTCCTCCTGGGAGAAGGTCTTAGATGCTTCCTGTTCGACAGGCGTTTCCGGCGTTGTGTTTTCTTCGGGCTGGATTGCTGCCGTAGCTTCCAGTTCCGGCGCGGAGGCATCCGCTTCGTTTGGGACATTCTCGTCCATGTATAACCCCTATGGAGTTCCCGGTGAGCCTCGCCGGTACGGTTTTACTCAGACAGAGAGATTAGCAACCTTCTGCTGAAATGCTTTGATGCGCGCGTCGAGCGCGGCGGAATCTTCGTCCAACTTGGCGCTGCGCGCGGCCAGATCAGCGGTCAGCTTGGCTTGACCGGCTTCCAGCGTTTCGCAAGCCTTCAGGCGCACAGCCAGATCAGCCTCAACGGTCTTGACTTTGTCGGCCAGCGCGGCCTCAGTGACGCTCACAGCCGCTTCGCGGTTCTTGGCGGCAGCGTTGGCAGACTTAGCGTCGCCGTTAGCTTTCACGGCGTCAGCCTTGATCGCTGCGGCTTCAGCCTTGGCTGCTTCCAATTCCTTCGCCGCGGCGTCCCGATCCGCAAGCGCCGCTTCAGCCGCCGACAGCGCGCCCTGGCGAACCGCCAGTTCGTCGCGCAGCGCAGCCATAGCGGCCAAGTCCTTGGGAAGCTGCTTGGTGAAATACGCAACGTAGTCCACGCCGGGGGTATCGCCTGAGATGTTCATGTCGCCGCCCTTACACGTAGTAGCTGATGTTGATCTTTGCAGACGCGGTCTGCTCAATGAACTTGATCTTTTTCAGATCGCCGTCATACTGAAGCGTCACGCCAGCGGCGAGAGGCATACCCACCGAAGCCGTGGGGGCGGTGCCATCATCGCGCCAACGGACACCGTTGGTTTCAGGCGTGATCAGCGCGATGGTCGGCATAGCCTTGAGGCCCGTGGAAGGGTCAACTTCCGGGATGGTCAGGCTCTGCGCGCTACTCAGCGTTGAAATTTGCTGGTAACCCATGCAGCTTGTGATTGCCTTCAGATTGATCGCCATCAAAATCTCCTGCGTTCGGTAAACGAACGGATCTCAACAAAAAGCTCTATCCCTAGCGTGGGGGCAGGCGGGGCGCCCACCGAAATATCTACAGCTTGACCAGCGACAGAATATACCCCGTTTTGGGCGGAAAGCAAGCGCCCGAAAGATAGCGTAGCATTTTGCCCGCTCACTAGGTACGTGCCGTTGACAGCCGTGATTGTGAAGCTGTTGGGAGGCGCCGTGAAAATCACGTTCAGGTTGTTGCCGCCGTTCGTTGAGTTTACCCCGACGTAGAAACGGTTGGCTTGGTTTACGGCGATGTCAGTGACGCTCAGATAGTCAATGCCGCTGGTGACGTTGGTCAGGTTAAAGTTGCGCTGGGTGCCCACAGTGTTGCTGTCAACGGTGACGACATTACCTACCGTGCCAGTGACCGACCATACGTCAATGGTCGTGCCGTTAGCATTAAGCGCAAATGTAATTGTGTGGGCGACTGTTTTTGTAGACGCGAGTTCCGAAAAGGTGTTTGGGCCATTTATCGTAAGTGTTGATGTCCCAGTAGCGCCGCCGATAGTCAGCTTATTGAACGAAAGTCCACCGCCGCTAAATGTCCGCGCTGTCGTGGTCGTGTTAGAAAGCAAAATATTAGCTGTGTTTTTGTTAAAGGTGAGATTAGTGGTTGTTCCGGTGTTCCAAATTGTTCCGGTTCCGCCCAACGTCCACAGCCCAGACCCCATTGTTATGGTTCTGACGTTGCTGTTGCTTGAAATAAAAGCGCCGCCAATAGTTACGTTATAACCTGCGGCGTCAAATGTCCCTTGCGTAACAGAGAAGTTACGACCTCCTGTGTTTAACGCATCCCCAAGCGTTAAAGTAATCCCGGCACCATTGACGTTTACGGCGCTAAACGACTTACCCGCAGTTGTCAGCGTGCCTGTGCCGGTAAACGCTACTGTTGCTACGTGGCTATATGTCATGCCAGCGACAAGAGTAACGCTGCCAGCTACGGTAATGCCGTTTGTACCAGTAATTGTTCCGGTAAAACCAGTGCAGTTGATTGACTTTGCGCCGGTGTTGCCAGCCGCAATCGTGCAAGTGCCTGTAGATAAGTTATCAAAAAACACGTCGTCAGCAGAGGTAGGAACCGACGCACCGCCAATACCGCCGGATGTGGTAGACCATTTAAGAAGGGCTGTGCCGTTCCAGCTTGCACTTCCACCTACCCAATAACGGTCAGCCATTGTCGGCCTCGGTCATTTCGGGTTCAGGCGGGTTTTCGATGGCAAACAGCCAGTTATCCAGCCGCTCCTGCTTCATGGCCGCAATTTGATCGTCGGTGTAGCTGTGGTCGGCTGGTAGATGCAGCGCGTCGCAAAACGCGCCGTAAACGGTGTCAAACTTAAAGTCGATTTTAATGGTCGCAGGCGTCACAGCGCGTCCTTACGTGGCTTGGAAAACGCCGTTGGTCGGGTCAAGCGTGACAGTGACTGTGTCGCCTGACGCCAGCGTCTGTGAAGACCCGTAATCCCAATACGCCACGTTTGTGCTTGTGGTGCTGTCGGTCAGGATCGCGTATCGGAACGAAAACCCGGCGCCTGACGCCGTCCATACCGCCGGGCTGGCCAAAACCAAGGTAAAGGTGCCGCCAGTTTGCGATGCCGACGTTACCGTTGCGGCGTTTCCGCCGGTTGTGTAGCCGTTTCCGTTTGCAACTTCGGTGATCGTCCCGGCGGCAGCGTTGACTGCCGTTGCCAGTTTGATCACCCAGGTGTCAGAACCTGAGTTGATGTTTTCAAACAGATTTTCGATGGCAGGCTGAAATTTGTTGT